ATACAAGGAAACTAACGATACACTGTTAAAATTCTGCTCAATATACACAGAAGAAGGCTTTAAGCAAACAGAAATGTACAAAAGCAACGACAATCTCGGAGCAGGTTGCCACTGCAAAGTAAGTATAAAAAAAGAGACCGTATGAGGTGCAACTCGAAACGGTCAAAGGTAATTACATAGATTAGTCTATGTTTTACATATATTATACCACAAAAAAATAAAAAATCAAGAAAGGAATGATAAAAAGTGGGTAATGCAAATTTATTAGAGGTCGCTCGTGGCGCAATCGGTGAAAGATTGGATTATGAGCTAAGCAAGGTCGTTGAAAATATCAGCGACCTAAACACAAAGGCAGACGCAGTAAGAAAGATAACGCTGACATTATCGTTAAAGCCGGACAGTGAAAGACAGAACATAAAAATGTCAACACAGGTTAAGTCAACATTGACACCAACGAACAACATCGAAAGTGCGTTGTTCTTGACTGAATCAGACGAGGGCAAGGCATTGGTGGAAATGTTGCCACAAGTTCCGGGACAAATGGCGTTAGACGGCTCAGAGCAAGAAGAGCCAAAGGTTATAGCAATTAAGAAAGCAATGTAATTTAAGGAGGATAAAGATAATGATTGATAGAAGTTTTATTGAAAAAATTGAAGAAATGACAGGACCAAAGACAGTTGATACAGTGTTCGGTACATATTCAGATAAAAGATTATACAGAATTGAGGACAAACTTGTTGACACAATTTCGCTTTCAAGCCTAAGCGGTTTGGCTACGATGATAAAGCAAGAAATGAATGATTTTAATATTCCGCTATTTGTAAGAGTATCGTCACCGGAAAAAGTTGATGTATTGGGAGCTGTCAGAGATGATATGCAACGTGAAATGCCATATACAGCAATAGCAAAATTCATAGGATTTGACTACGACAGATATATGAGCATCGAAAATATGATTATCTGTCTAAAATCACGTTTTGCACCGACAGAGGACAGAGATTATCTTGTGCAGTTGCTTGGTAACATAACAGACCAACAGAGTGTACAGACAAAAGACGACGGTATAACACAATCAGCAACCATTAAGAGTGGTATTCAGTTGGTTGGCGAACAGAGAATAAAACCGATTGTTTCGCTAAAGCCATACAGAACGTTTTTAGAGGTAGAACAACCAGAAAGCGACTTCCTAATTAGATTAAAAGACGGAAGTGCGGCACTGTTCGAGGCAGACGGCGGAGCTTGGGAACGTGAGGTAGTAAAAAATATTGCGGACAAGCTAAGAGAATTGCTTGAAGATGTACCGAATGTACATATAATCGAATAATAAAAAAGCGGGGGAATTTAATTTCCCCCGCAATACCGTTCAACGGCATATATTATAACACAACAATATTTTAGCATAGAAAAGGAGAAAAGTCAAATGAACATATACGAAATAGACAACGCAATGTTTTCTTTAATTGACGAAGAAACAGGCGAAATAAAGGATTACGAGGCATTTGAAGAACTACAAATGCAGAGAGAAGAAAAAATCGAAAATACAGCGTTATGGTATAAAAATCTTGTAGCCGAGAGCAAAGCTATAAGAGAAGAAGAAAAAGCACTTGCGGAACGTCGTAAGTCGTTGGAAAACAAGGCTGAAAATCTGAAGAATTTCATAAATCGAACATTGCAAGGCAATAAATTCGCTACTCCAAAAGTGGCGATAAGTTACAGAAAGTCAACGGCGATAGAGGTTGATGATGAATTTATCGACTACGCAATGAAGAACAACAACGACCTGTTGACATTCAAGCGACCAGAAGCAAACAAGACAGTTATAAAAGAAATGTTGCAAGGCGGTTTTGATATTCCGCACGCAGAGTTGGTAGAGAGAAACAATATGAGTATAAAATAAGGAGTGATACATATGGGAATACCGGTTTTAATTATGGGTGAAAGCGGTAGCGGAAAAAGTGCAAGCCTAAGAAATTTTAATGAAGATGATTTGGTAATATTTAATGTGGCAAGTAAGCCACTTCCGTTCCGCAAGAAGTTAAATTCAATCAAAAAGGCTACATACAACGTTATTGCCAAAGAATTAAGTAAAAAGCAGTATAAGCGATACGTTATAGACGACAGTCAATATCTGTTGGCGTTCGATTCGTTTAATCGTGCAAAAGAAACAGGCTATGCGAAGTTTACCGATATGGCGGTACGTTTCCAGAAGATGATTACATTTATTATTGAGGGATTGCCCGATGATACAATCGTATATTTTTTGCACCATTGCGAGCAGACCGAAAACGGTAAAATTAAAGCGAAAACAATCGGTAAAATGTTGGACAATCAGTTGACCGTTGAGGGACTGTTTTCAATCGTTTTGCTATGTCAAGCTGACGGTCAAAGTCATAGTTTCATAACGCAATCAGACGGACATACAACGTGTAAGTCGCCTATGGATATGTTTGATTTAGAGATTGATAACGATTTGAAAGCAGTTGACGAAAGAATAAGAGAATATTACGGACTGAATGAGGAGGATAAGAATAATGAATAAGATACAAGGATATGACGAGGCGCAAGCATACACAGGTGAGAGCAGAGCATTGCCGGCAGGCAAATATATCTGCGAAATCAAGGGTGCAAAAGAGGTTGAAACCAAAAACGGTAAGAAACAGTTGGTATTGCAACTGGATATTGCAGAGGGCGAATACAAGGATTTTTATAGCGACCAATTTTCAAAAACTATTAAAGAAAAGGGAACGGCGGCAAAGTGGAACAACGGAGGACTTTTCAGACAAGGATACGAGGGTAAACAATTACCGTTTTTTAAAGGTATGATAAGTTGTATTGAAAAAAGCAATGAGGGCTATGAATGGAATTGGGACGAAAAAACGCTTAAGGGTAAGAAAATAGGTGTATTGTTTGGACGTGAACAATACCTGATGAACGGTCAAAAAAAATGGGCGACTAAGGCAAGAGCGGTAAGAAGTATCAAAGGATTGGAAATGTCCGAAATTCCACAGGATAAACTACTTGATGGAAGTACATCGGGATTTGATACAAGCGGATTTGATGATGAGGACGTATCGGAAGAAGATTTGCCGTTTTAATATAGGTTAAGGAATGGGTGCTATGGAGAATGAAAACAGAATAACGATACCCGATTTCAGTAAGGACGATTTTTTAATATCATCAAAACCGTTTCAATGGATAATAGACCAAGCAGACGGAAATGAGTTCATCAAAGGTCAGCTTGTGGCGCAAATGGCGGACAAAGCGAAAGAACTTGATGTATCAAACTTTCGGACGCAATTCAAAAACTACGTCAGAGCGCAAAAGGGTCAAAACATTGTTTACGGCAATGTAATGGAGTTCAGCGGTACGGCGATAATGTGGGACACAGGCGAATGGATTGCAACTGATGACGGAGTGTATAGGTTTAAAGGACAGTTCAACGAAAAAGTGACGGCGTGTCCACACCCGATATTTATGATAACAAGATATTCAAATGTAGATACTGATGTTGAAAGTGTGCAACTTGTTTACGGCAGACCGGGACGAAATTACAAAACTAAAATCGTCCCACGTTCTGACCTTGCAAGTGCGAACAAAATCGTAAAATTAGCTGAATACGGTGTCGGTGTAACATCAGAAAATGCAAAGGCACTTGTACAGTTTTTAAGTGATTTTGAAAGTATAAATTACGACAAAATAATCGAAAAGAAATCGTGCGATCATATGGGTTGGGTAGGCAGAGGATTTAAAGAATTTGCACCGTATATATCAGATTTGGAGTTTGAGGGACAGGACAGTTTCAGACAGTTATTTAATTCGGTAAGAGAGGTCGGCAGTTATGAAAAATGGCTTAAAACAATCAGAGATTACCGCAAAAACGGTAATATAGTTGTTCGCATGGTTATGGCGGCGAGTTTTGCGAGTGTACTGTTAAAACCGCTTGGAGCATTGCCGTTCTTCGTTCACCTATGGGGCGATACAGAAACGGGTAAATCGGTTGCGCTACTTGCGGCAGTGTCTGTATGGGCTGAGCCGGTTATCGGTAAATATGCCTATACATTCAATTCTACTGATGTAGGTAATGAATTATATGCGGCGTGTTTAAATTCACTGCCGTTATGTATGGACGAATTGCAGATACTGAATAAACGTTCGGATTTTGATGATATAATATATCGTCTGTGCGAGGGTACAGGACGTTTACGCGGTAAAAAAGATGGTGGTATACAAAATATTAAGACGTGGCGAAATTGTATTATAACCACAGGCGAACGCCCGATAACATCAATGTCATCGGGTGGCGGTGCAGTCAACCGTGTTATTGAAATCGAATGTAACGGCGGTAAGTTTTTCAAAAATCCACGAGAATTTTGCAGAACGATACAATCAAATTACGGTCACGCCGGTAAAGAATTTATTGATAATTTAACCGGAAATATCGCCGAGGCACGAGCATTGCACGAAAAATACATTAAACTGTTGGAAGATAACACAGAGGCAACGGACAAACAAATTGCGTCAGCGGCGGCATTATTAACGGCTGATGAGCTATCTGAACGTTGGATATTTAATGACGGTGTACGAATCAGTATAGATGATATTAAACCGTATCTACAAACAAAGGATATGTTGAACGTCAACAGACGTGCGTATGATTATCTGCGAGAAGAAATTATCGCAAATCATAGCAATTTCACATCAAACGGCAATGAGTGTTGGGGGATAGAACAGGACGGCAATATATACATATTGAAAAATCGGTTTAATTCGATAATTACTGACGGTGGATTTAATCCGCAGTCAACACTTTCATGGATGATTCGTAACCACAAAATTGCACGTCACGAAAACGGCAGACGTGATATATCCAAGCGAATTAATGGCGCAAAAGCACATTGTATCTGTATCTATGTAGATGATATAGACGACTACGAGAACATTGAAAATGATGAAGATTTACCGTTTTAATATAAAAAGTGTCCCCAAGTCCCCAACGTCCTCAACAAAACTATAATGTATATATAGTAATATTTATTTGATTAATTATTAAAAATCAAAAAATATTGTCCTATATAGAGTAATAAAAAATGTGTGGACATTGGGGACATATACCGATAAATCGCATAGGTATCGTATTCGGTAGCCCCCAATTTTAAAAATACTGTTTGGGGGCGTGGGGACGCATATATAAGGAGTTAAACAATGAAATTATTTGATTATCAAGAAAAAGCACTCGCATTGACGAGTGATAAAGATAATTCGGCATTTTACTATGATATGGGATTAGGTAAGACGTTTATAGGCAGTGAACGATTAAGATTATACGGCGAACGTGTGAATATAGTTGTTTGCCAAAAGTCTAAAATCAAAGACTGGTGCGAGCATTTCAAAGAGCATTATACAGATTATGCAGTATTTGATTTGACTGATAAAAAGGATATGCAGGCATTTATGATATATCCGATATATAAATGTATCGGTATCATAAATTACGAATTGGCTTACAGACGTGAAGAACTAAGGCAACTAAAGGATTTCACTATGATGTTAGATGAAAGTTCAATGATAAAAAATGAAACTGCAAAACGTACGAAGTTCATATTATCGTTGAAACCGTCACACACAATATTGTTATCCGGTACACCGACAGACGGCAAGTATGAGTTCCTGTATTCGCAGTTACGATTGTTAGGTTGGAAGATTACAAAAACAGCATATTATAACCGATACATAAAAACGGAATTGCGAAGTTACGGCGGTCCAATGTTCAGAGTAGTTACAGGATACAAGAATGTAAGCGAATTAAAGGCAAAACTAAAGGAATACGGAGCGGTATTTGCTAAGGCAGAAGAAGTTATTAAGTTACCTGAAAAGAAGTTTATCAAGGAATATTCGACTGTTTCATCAGATTATAAAAAGTTTATGAAAGACCGAGTAATCAAGATAGACGATAAGGAATTGACAGGCGACAGTACATTGTCAAAAAGACTGTATGCAAGAATGTTATGCAGTGCATATAGCAAAGACAAAATATCGCGATTAATTGATTTAGTTAATTCTACATCTGACAGGGTTATTATATTCTACAATTTCAATACCGAACTTGAAGCATTAAGAAAAGTGCTGTTTGATAGACCGATAAGCATAGTAAACGGACAAGTTAAGGACCTAAAGGCATACGAAAATAACGATAATTCAGTTACATTGATACAATATCAAGCCGGAGCTATGGGATTAAATTTGCAAAAGGCGAACAGAATTATATATTTTTCTCTGCCGGAACGTTCGGAACTGTTTGAACAATCAAAAGCGAGGATATGCCGTATCGGTCAAGAAAAACAATGCTATTATCACATAATGATGTGCCGTAAGAGCGTGGAAGAAAAGATATATGAGTGTCTATTAATGCGAAAAGATTATACAGATGAACTGTTCAGAAAGGAATTTGGCTGATGGCAGAGGAAAAGAATTTTGAAAACCGAGTTAAGCAATGGCTTAGAAGTAAAGGCTGCTATGTTGTTAAATATTACGGTTGTGGTGGTACAAGAGCAGGCGTTCCCGATTTGCTCGTATGTGCTAACGGTAGATTTATCGGTATTGAAATCAAGGCTGAACATGGTAAGCTTGCACCGCTACAACGCAGTCATTTAGATAAAATATTAACTTCCGGCGGTGCGGTAGCAGTGATTAGACCGTCAGAATTTGACGGATTTAAAAAGTTCATTGAGGAAGTGCTGAATGATGATTGATAAAGCTACAAGAAATAAGCTGAAAGCTAAGGCAAACGAATTGTCGGATATATGTGTAACCGATGGCGAAAAGTTTGCAAAATGCTATGATGATATGTATAACAGTGGTGAATTTAATTGTGGGGAATGTTTCATCATCGCACGATTAGCTGATTTATATACTGCAATAAAACAGGGCATTATTGATAAAACTGACGGTGCTAAACAACAAAGTGAAATATTTAAAATCATTGAATTGGAGGAGTAGAACAATGACTGATATAAATTCTTTAAACACGCAAGAATTGGTTTACAATATCAATCATCAAAAGGCAGAGATTGAGAGATACAAAAGTGTCATTAAACGACTTGAAAAAGATGTAGAGGATATGCAAAACGACGTGGATATAACGGAGCGAATGCTTGAAGATAAAAACAAAGATATATCAGATTTGATTTTCAAAGAGCGTGCAAATGCGGTAACAGAGTTTGCGGAAACACTCAAAAGCACATTTGTTGCTCTCGGTGCAGAAGCGTTTGAGTGTTCAGAAATCGAGGACAATATTGACGACCTTGTAAAAGAAATGACGGAGGTAGAAGAATGAGATACAAAACAAAACCGTGTGAAATTGAGGCAGTGCAATGGGAAGGGCATAACCTTGATGAAATTATAAAATTTACAAATGGATTAGAAAAACATATTATCCGTGTAGCGGGCTTAGAGCCTGTTATATTTATACCAACATTAGAAGGCTATATGAAGGCAAGCGTCGGCGATTACATCATAAGGGGATTGCGTGGGGAATATTATCCTTGCAAACCCGATATATTTCACAAAAAATACGAACCGTGCAAATGAGAGTTGACGAAAATGCAAACAGAACAATTTGAAAACATTCGGAGGCGCTAAGTATATAAATGAGAGGTAATATAAAAAATCAATATCAAGCCGAGTTTGTGAAGTGTATTCAGAAATTCGGCGGTAAATATCAAACATGGGAAATATTTTCTGATGTTATATCCATGTTTGCCTGTGCCATATCAAATGGCATAGATAGGGTGCATTTCAAACCGAGAGAAGAAATGTATTTGCAAATTATTCGCAAATACATAAAGGAAGAACAGGCAATCTTTCCTGAGATGATGGGTCACGTCATTAATGGAATGGAGGAAAACAGGGACTGTGATTTCCTCGGTGAGTTGTATATGGAATTAGGGTTAGGAAACCACTGGAAGGGACAATTTTTCACCCCGTACAGTGTATGCAAGGCAATGGCAACATTGCAGATGAAAGGTATAGAACAAAAAATCAAAGAGAATTGGTTTGCGTCGATAAATGACCCCGCCTGCGGTGCAGGGGCGTTACTGATTGCGTTTGCCAATACTGCGGCGAAAGAAATAAACGAATTTAACTGGCAAAATCATATTCTGTTTGCTGCTCAAGATTTAGATGCGGTAACAGCGAAAATGTGTTATATACAACTTTCGCTGTTGGGCTGTGCAGGATATGTCAAGATTGGCGATTCATTGGCAAAACCAATGACAGCTGATGAGGCAATGTCTGAAATGACAAACGAAGATAGTTGCTATTGGTTCACGCCAATGTATTTCAATGATATTTGGAGTGGGAGAAGAATATTTCATATGTTTGATAAAATCATTTGAAAAGGTGAGTGAGGATATGAATGAAACGGAAATATTAAATCAAATAATGCAGGCATTACCGCAAAGTTCACAAGGTGGTAATGTAGTTATAAATATTATTAATACGTCAAGTCCGCAGAATAATATTTCACAGTCGAATATTATATTAAACAACGATATAAATTCGGCGGAAATCGAGCGTCTAAAGAACAAAGAGATGCCCGAGTTCGAGGAGTTTTTATCGAAACAACGGCGGTCACATAATACAGCGTATTCCTATGTATTTTCCGTGAGTGATTTTTTTTCGCACTACGACTGTCTGAACGACAGTAATGCTGAAAAATGGATACAGCAATTAAAAAATGGAAAAAAAACACCCAAAACGATAAATTTACGATTATCGGGATTAATGGCATTCGCCAAATTTAAAGGAATAAAGCTGAATGTGAGTAAATTGCCGGTGCAAAAAAAGAGTTTTGTTGACAATGTTATATCCGAGGAAGAATATCACAAATTGTTGAAATGCCTAAAGGCGGATAACAATATGAAAGGGTATTGGATGGTCCGTTTTTTAGGACAAACAGGAGCAAGAGTAAGCGAGTTCGTCCGCTTTGAGAAAAAAACTTTGGAGGACGGATATATCGATTTAGACACCAAGTGTCATAGTCGACGCATTTGGGTGCCGGACAAGCTGATTGAGGAAAGCAAGGAATATTTTGCAGGTGTGCAAGGACGGTGGCTGTTTCCGGGACAAAAAAAAGGACAGCATATGACTACAAGGAGCGTTGATTCACGCTTGAAAGATTTTGCAGAAAAATATCAAATACGAAAAGAAGTAATGCATCCGCACGCATTTAGACATTTTTTCGCTATACAATCGTTAAACAACGGCGTAGATATGTCGTTGTTAAAAGATTTGTTGGGTCACGGTAGTATTGATACTACGCAAATATATACCCAACTATCATCAACCGAGCAGAAAAAACGATTTAACGAGGCGGTCAAATGGTGAGGCGGTGAAGTATGAGCGAAGTATGGAAAGACATAGAGGAGTTTAAAGGGGTATATCAAGTCAGTAATTATGGATGTGTACGAAGCAAGGAACGATATATTAATACACGTACATATCCGTCCGTAATTATGTCGCAATACAGAGGACATAATGGCTGTTTAATGGTGAGGTTAAGAAATGGTAAAAGTCAAGTGCGAAGAAGTGTTGCAAAACTTGTATTATTGACTTTTGAGGGAAAACCACAGGGGAACAGCCGACAGGCAAAACATTTAGACGGCAATCCCAATAATAATCGTATTGATAATTTGGAGTGGGATACCAACACGGCTTATGATTTGCCAATAAACCAAAATGCGAGATGGCTGTTTAAAGAAAATGCTGAAAAAAATATTGATATATTCATATACCGAAATATGTATCATAATGTATCTTTCGGCGAGGCGGACATAGATGATTTCAAGCAGGAATGTTTGATTGCAATATGGGCAATTATTGATATGGTCGAAAATGCAACGCCGGAAAACTTTTACGGCTTTTGTCAAAAAAAATGCCGTTGGGTATTTGATAGGTTTTACAAAAAATATACCAACAGACACCGATATATTTATTTTTCGGAAATCACCAACAAAGATAGTGAAGAATGTTTTGCGGATAATTTAAAAGAGTTATCTGTTGAAGATGATTATTTTGTAAATGTTGAGGAGGTACAGGAATGACAAATAAAGATATTGAAAAAATCATGAAAATAGTTCAAGACTGTAAGATTGAAATGACTGATACACTATAATGTAAAGAGGTGTGAGAACCATACTTGGTATTGGTTAACTACAAACGGATTAAAGTGGTTAGGACGACAACTTAATATAGTTATAAAAGAAGACGGAAAGGGGAATTAAAATGATTTGTAACAACAAAAAATGCGTATTCCATAAAGGAGAAACAGAGTGCCTATTACCGAAGAACGAAAATTTTCAAGTTACGATGAATGACAGAGTAATATCGTGTCTTAATAATATTAAAGACGAAAACGACTTGTCGGCAGAAGGTAAAAAAAATTGAAAAGTGTCCGGAATATGTACCGGATAAGAAAGCATAGGGGGAATTGATTTGACAAAGGAAGAGCTAAAACAGTATCGCAGTATTGTAGCGGAATTAAACGAGGTAAACGACAGGATAAACAGTAATACAGTACACGGTACTGTCACAGGCTCTGACGCTGAATTTCCGTACGTCAAGCACTGTATTTCTGTATCGGGTGTTGAGCCAACGCATATATCGGATATTGTGTTACGTCAGCGATTGGAACGACAGAAAAATAAAATTGAATTGTTTGTTGCCGGTATATTGGACAGTGAAACACGCCGTATATTCCGATACAGGTACATAGATGGCACCGTAATGCCGTCGTGGCAGTGGATTGCGTTCAAGATAGGAGTATCGGGTGACGGTAGCACAGAACGAAAAAAACATGATAGATATTTAAAAGTTTCCCGAAATTCCTGAAAAAGTGTGATACAATTTATAATGCGAAAAGAATGAGCAGACAAAAAATAATGCAAAACCTATATACGGTGCAATATTTTGTGTTCTATATCTTACCGCTCGTTATTTTCGTAAAAAGGTAGTGTATCATCGTGAGATGATGGGTGAATATCTCGTGTGATTTGTGGGAGTGGAGATATTAAAAAATTATTCTTCTAAAAAAGGAATTTTGTGTGATATTGTCGAATTATATACACAAATACAATTTTACGGAGGATAAAGAATGAAAGAACGTATATTAAAAACGAATAATGATGATGGAGAATATTTAAAATATCGTAAAGACTTAAAAAAGTTCTATGAAAACGAAACACTGGAATATTTAAAAAGTGAAAAATTGAGAATTGAAGTTCGTTATGAAGATAGAAAACAGAATGATGTGTATAGTAGATTGAGTTTTATTGTATCAATCATCGCATTATGTATGTCTATTTTGAATTTTTTAATATCTGAAAATGAAAGAGATTCCGTACTTTGGTATATAATTATGATTATTATTATCATACTTGGTGTAAGTTTTTTGCTAATACGCTATAATATTCATAAAAATGAAGAATTAATGCAATGCACCATAGCTTTACAAGTTTTAGATGAACTGATAGCCGAAAAAGAAGAAAGCAATACAAACAACGGATAAAAACAATACGATGTCACTGTTGTATCAAAATAAAATATAAGGCACTATCGCATAGGTAGTGCTTTTTCTATACCCAAAAACAGGAGGTGAAATTCATGGCAAGACCGAGAAAGATTACGAAAGAGACAGTCCAAAAACTCGAAGAGGGATTTTTGATGGGGTTAAGTGACCGAGAGGCTTGTATTTATGCGGATATAGCGGTAAGCACGTTATACAATTACTGCAAGAAACACAAGGAGTTTTCGGAGCGAAAAGAGCTACTTAAAGACAATATCAAAATGAAGTCGAAATTAAACGTTGCACACGGGATAAAAAAAGGTGATATTAATTTGTCGTTATGGTATCTTGAACGCAAATGCAAAGATGAATTTTCACCGAAACAGGAAATAACGCACAGTGGCACAATGGACATAAACAATCCTATGGCAAATCTTACGACCGACGAATTAAGGAAGTTGATAGGTGATGGATAAAAACTTAATAATGCTTGAGGCGAAGAAAGAACTTGCACGACGCGAGTTCTTTTATTTTTGCCACTTAACCGCACCGTCATTCTACAAGCCGGAGCGAGAATTTCTTGTACGATTATGCAATGAAATGCAATCGTTTTACGAAAGCAACGAAAACGCACTGATTATCAATTTACCGCCACGTCACGGCAAGAGCCGTACTGCTTCAATGTTTGTTGAGTGGGTGCTCGGCAGAAATCAAAGCGAAAAAATAATGACCGGCTCATACAATGAAACGTTATCAACCACCTTTTCAAAAGCGGTGCGTAATGCGATACAGGAGGAAAAAGCCGATACGGAAAAGATTATTTACAGTGACATATTTCCGAATGTGAAAATAAAGCAAGGCGACGGAGCAATGAACTTATGGAGCCTTGAGGGCGGTTACAACAACTATCTTGCAACATCGCCGTCGGGTACGGCAACAGGTTTCGGAGCAAGTTTATTAATTATCGACGACCTTATCAAAAATGCGGAAGAAGCATACAACGAAACAGTAAAAGAAAAGCATTGGGAATGGTTTACGAACACGATGTTTTCACGACTTGAAGAAAAAGGCAAGATAATTATTATAATGACACGTTGGGCGTCGGGCGACCTTGCGGGACGTGCGATTGAGTATTTCAGTGACAACGATATATCTCACAGAGTAATAACGATGAAAGCCGTATGTGATGACGGCAGTATGCTTTGTGATGAGATACTCTCACGATACAGTTATGATTTAAAGATAAAGGCAATGGGTGCGGATATAGCAAGTGCGAACTATCAGCAAGAGCCGATTGATTTACAAGGTAAGCTTTACACAACACTTAAAACATACGATACCTTACCGCCTGTTACGCAGATAAAGGCATATTGCGACACCGCCGATACGGGTGCGGACTATCTCTGCAACATAATATATGGGATATACGGAAAAGAAGTGTACGTCATAGACGTGTATTATACCGATGAGCCTATGGAGGTAACAGAGGGCGAAACGGCACGCAGATTATACGATAACAACGTAAATCTTGCAAAGATTGAAAGCAACAACGGCGGTCGTTCGTTTGCAAGACGTGTGAAAGAAATACTTGCCGAAAAGTACGGCAGTAATTTTACAACGGTGAAATGGTTTCACCAAAGCAATAACAAAGAGGCAAGAATACTGTCAAACAGCACTTGGGTAATGGAGCATATATACTTTCCGTCGGATTGGCACATACGCTTTCCGGAATACTACAAGGCTATGACAACATATCAGCGTGAGGGCAAGAACAAGCACGACGACGCACCCGACGCAACAACGGGTATTGCGGAAATGATGAACAGGAAAAAAGGCGGACTGTCAATTTTAAAGTAGGTGATAAAAATGGATTTGGAAACAGTGAAAAAGCTGATAAAAAAATATATACCAGGACACGAGAATTTTATATCGAGAGTGCAGACGGCGGAAAGGTATTACTTAAACGACAACGATATTTTGCACATAAAGCATAGCGAGGACGAGAAGCCTTTGAGAAATGCCGATAACAGAATACCGTCCAACTTTCACGGCTTGCTTGTAGACCAAAAATCGGCATATATGTTTACATCGCCGCCGTTATTTGACGTTGGGAATAAATCGGCGAATGAGAAAATAAGCAATATACTCGGCAGTCGATACACGAAAATATGTTCAAGACTTGCAATAAATGCGTCAAATGCGGGTGTGGGTTGGATTCACTACTGGGATAATGACGAATTTAAGTACGACGTTATAGACAGTAAACAAGTTATACCGATATGGAGTGATACTTTGGAACACGAACTTACGGCGTGTTTCAGAACATATCAAGAGCTTGACGATAACGGTGACACTTATCATGTTTATGAGTATTGGACAGATAAGGAATGCAGTGTATTCCGTAAGAAGATTGGCGACGGTCTTGAACGGCTTGAAATGTATAATATGTTCAACGTGTATGACGTTGAAACAAACGGAACTGTATGTAACGTGTACAGTCATAATTTCGGACGTGTGCCGTTTATTCCGTTTTTCAATAACGGCTTTCATCGTGATGACCTTACGCCGATAAAGGGACTTATTGATACATACGACAAAACATACAGTGGCTTTATAAATGACCTCGAAGATATACAGGAGATTATATTCGTGCTTAGCGGATATGAGGGCGAGAGCCTTTCGGAGTTTTTGACTCAACTAAAGAAGTATAAAACGATTAAGCTTGATTCGGAGGACGGAGCAAACAGCGGACTTTCAACGCTGACGATTGATATTCCGGTTGAGGCAAGAGAGAAAATGCTCCAAATGACACGCAAGAGTATTTTTGAACAGGGCAAAGGTATTGATCCCGATCCGCAGAACTTCGGTAATTCATCGGGTACGGCATTGAAATATTTGTATTCACTGCTTGAACTCAAAGCCGGTATGGCAGAAATGGAGTTTAGGAGTGGGTTTGAAGAACTCATCAAAGCGATATGCGATTACGGCGGTATCGCTTGTGAAAATGTCACACAGACGTGGACAAGGACAAGTGTTTCAAACGACACCGAACTTGCGGATATAGCACAAAAAAGCGTTGGTGTTATATCTCAACGCACGATTATCGAACGTCATCCGTTTGTTGAGGACGCAGATAAGGAAATGGAGAGAATTGCGGAAGAAAAGGACGACAGTGACGATATAATGGGTGGACATAATGAACGAGTATTGGAAGAAGAGGAACAGTGAGCTTTTAAAAATCCACGCACAGAAAGCCGATGATATAGAACGCGAACTTATAAAAGAGTATGAAAGGTCCTTAAACGGCATAAAAAAAGAGATTGAAACGTTTTACGCAAGGTATGCGGGTGAAAACGGTATCAGTATGGCAGAGGCACGAAAGCAGTTAAGTCGTGAAGAACTTAAAGGCTTTAAGATGTCGCTTGAGGAGTTTAGGGAAAAGGCACTCGATAACGCAGACGGCAAGTGGACGACAATGCTTGATAATGAGTATATGCGTTCAAGGGTAAGCCGTTTGGAGGCACTCAAATATCAAATGCGCGGAGAAGTCGAACTCTTAAAACAAAAACAAGAGGATAAATTCTCATCATCGCTTAAAAAGGCATACAGTGATACATATTATACAACACATAAACATATAGCCGATTCGCTTGACAGTGACGTAAATTTTGCTAAGTTTGACAGTGAAACCGTACGAAACGCAGTGTATGAAAAGTGGCTTGACGGAAGTAACTTCTCTGACCGAATATGGAACGATAAGCAGAAACTTTTAAGAGAACTTAATACAAATCTTGTACAGGGCATAACAAGGGGCGACAGTCCCGATAAAATGATTAAAAATATTTCTGCAAGAATGAATGTTTCAAAAAGCCGTGCCGCCGCATTGTATCAGACGGAATATACGCATATTATGGTTGACGCAAGATTGCAGTCGCTAAAGGACGCAGGCTTTGAAGAATACGAGATTGACGAGAATTTGGACAGTGATATTTGCAGTGAATGTGCAAGTATGCACGGTAAGCATTTTAAACTTTCCGAGTATCAACAAGGTATAACCGCTCCGCCGTTTCATACCCGTTGCAGAGGTACAATAACGGCATATTTTGCGGAAGATGAAAAACAAGATGACGATGCGGAAACACAACAAGATGACATTGATTATATGTCAAAGGCATTTGGCGGTGACAGAAATCCGAAAATCGGCACCGAAGTTAAACAAGCCGAAATAAGTATGAATAACGGTACAACGGAGAAAATCAAACTAAATCCGATTACAAACAGTCAGTTTGAAATGTTTGTTGATGATACGAATATTGCGAATAAAAAAGCAATTAAACTTGCCGAACGTAGTTTGAGTATTATACAGAAAACGATTGACGGAAAGGTAGAAATGCCAAAAGTAGCGATAGTTGATTTTGATTTGAATAATTTTGAACCGACTGCTATTGCGGGTTACGACAAACGCACGGATATAATGTACATAAACGGTAAATATATGACTGTTAAAGACATTATCAAGTATGTAAATGAACAAATGGGAATGTTTGCAAACAAAACAGAATTTGCACCATATTTACACGAGATAGGACACAAATATTTTGAAAATTGTGTAATTTCTATTGCCAAAAAGCATAATTTGAGTTATAATCAAAGTATAAATTTGATTAAGTCTAAAACGTCTGAATGTTTAAAGAGTTACATGGAAAGCAATCCGAACTGTATAGAAAAACAAATTAGCGAGTATGCGAGTTTGAAGTATGGAAAGGGCAAGATACAAGAGTTATATGCGGAGTGCTTTTCAATAGTCGGTAATGATAATGAGTTGAAAAATTTATTGATTAATGTTATAAAGAGTTTGATGTAGAGAGGTGTTTGACATGATGTGGAATCCGTCTAAGGAAACAGCTGAATTGCTGAAAAAAGCTAATGAAGCTTATGAGGCAGGAGATTTAGAAGAATATAAAAGATTGCATGCCGAATTTACGGAACTATTTTCAAAAGAAATAGAAGAACACGAGAAGAATATGCCGAGTAGTTTTTGCTGATACAATAATATAAAAGCACGTCTTTGGGCGTGCTTTTTTGATACCAAAAAAGGAGAGTGGAACAAGTGAATATACGAGGTTTACCGCCTTAGCACCTATGAAACGGTGCTTTTTTTATACTCTTTTTTCAAGTGTTGCAGAGAATAAAGAACAATGCTTTTTTTACAGGAACGCACCTGAATAAAAAATTAATTTAAGGAGAGATAAGAATGGAATGGTTAAAGGCAATATTGGAAAAGGCAAAGATTGAGGACGGCAAGTTGGACATTGACGGAGTGATGTCGACTGTAAACTCTGAATTTCCGAAGTATGCAGTACCGAAAAATGTTTTCAATGACAAAGTTACAGAGCTTAAAACGGCGAACAAAACCATTGATGACCTTAAGCAATCCAACGCCGACAATGGGGAATTGCAGAAGAAAATCACAGAGTATGAGGGCGAGATTGAAACGCTTAAGACAAATGCGTTGAACACCGCTAAGACGTTTGCCTTAAAGGAACAGCTTGCAAAAGCAGGTGTGACAGATGCAGATTATCTTATTTACAAGCAAGGCGGAATTGACAAGTTTACATTCGACAAAGACGGCAAGCCTGTCGGTGTGGACGATATTCTTAAACCGCTTAGGGAGGATAAGACGTACTCACACCTTTTTGCCGAAAAAGGAGGAGCATATACACCAAAAGGCGGAAGTGGAAGTTCAGACGTAAATCCTTGGGCAAAGGAAACATTCAATCTTACCAAACAGGGAGAAATTTATAAAAACGACCCTGCTAAAGCAAAAGTATTAATGCAAGAGGCAGGAATAACAGGAGGAATTTAATATGGGAACAACTTTATCAGATATTATCGTACCGGAACTGTTTAATCCGTACGTTATTCAAAAAACACTTGAAAAATCGGCACTTGTGCAGAGCGGTATAGTTCAAAACGACGCAGAGTTTGACAAGCTTGCGTCACAGGCAAGTCCGCTTGTAAATATGCCGTTTTTCTCTGACCTAACAGGTGAATCGGAAACGGTTATCGAGGGTGACGACCTTACGGCGGATAAAATCAGCAGTAAGAAAGACGTTGCGGTTATCTTACGTCGTGCGAAGATGTGGAGTGCGACAGACCTTTCTGCCGCAATGTCGGGAGCTGATCCTATGGCGGCGATTGCAAGCCTTGTATCTGACTTTTGGGTAAGAGATTTACAAAAGGAACTTATCGCAGTGCTTAAAGGTATCTTCGGCACAATTCCGGCAGTCTCCGACGGTTCGCCTAAAGAGGCTGAAACAAGACTTGCGTCAAACATTCTTGATATGTCAAGCGCAAGCGGTAACGGTGCAAAATGGAGCGGAAGTGCTTTTATTGACGCACAACAGCTTTTAGGCGACAACAAAGCGGAACTTACCGCCGTTGTTATGCACAGTGCAGTTGAGGCGGCACTCAGAAAGCAAGACCTTATTGACGTAATTCAGCCGTCGGGGGCAAATCCGTTCAGTACATATATGGGTAAGAGAGTTATTATTGACGACGGCTGTCCTGTAACAGGTTCTGGTTCGAGTCAAGTATTTTCAACATATCTTTTCGGCAACGGTGCGATTGCTCTCGGCAACGGTACACCGGAAAAGTTTGTTGCAACAGAAACAGACAGAGATAAGAAAAAGGGCAGCGGTGTTGATTATCTTATCAATCGTAAGACGTATATTCTTCACCCACGCGGTGTTAAGTTTACGGACGCCGATGTCGCAAATACGGAAGGTCCTACGCGTACGGAACTTGCCAACGCAAAAAACTGGACACCCGTATATGACCCTAAGCAGATTAGAATTGTCGAAATGCGTCACAAGATTTGATGAGGTGACTTATGGACGAGTATATAACTGTTTTTACGGATATGTACGGCATAAGCGAAGATGACAGAGGAAAAGCCGAAAGGTGTATTGAAAGCACAATCGAATATATCAAGAATTATTGCCACATTGACAGTATTCCCGATGATTTAAAGCATACCGTTATACTTATGGCGGCGGACTTGTTCCGCTATGATGTATCGGCATCGTCGGGACAGTACGACAATGTCACGTCAATCAAAGAGGGCGATGTTACCGTATCGTACGGCAGTAATTCAAGCAGTATGTCGAGCGTGTTTAAAGACTACAAAGCAAGGCTTGCACGTTTCAGAAAGTTGGTGTGGTGATGAATATGGTAAGAGCGGCGATTGAAAGACTGTATAAAGGTTTATGTTCTGTCAAAGTGAAAGTTTCAAGCGTGAATGAGGAAACAGGAGAAACTGTATTTACCGAAAAGGCTGTTTTAACGGAACAGCCTTGCCGACTTTCGTTTCAAAGCCGAAATTCGGCGGCAAAGGACGACGGATATAACACTGTATCGCAATCGGTTGTGCTTTTTATTGCGCCTGAGGTTGAAATACCGTCGGGCAGTAAAATAACCGTTACACAAAACGGAAAAACAACTGACTATTGCCGTAGCGGTGAAAGTGCGGTTTATACATCGCACCAAGAAATTGCACTGGAATTATTCGAGGATTATGCGTAATGAATGAGATTGATTTTTCACAGCTTGAGAAATTGCAAAAACAAATGGAAAGAACGGATTACACCAAAGCTTGTGCATCGGCTATGAATGTAATTTCACAGAGGGCATTAAAATACATCAGTAACGTAACAAAACCCGGACATTACAAGAATGGTAAAACGGGCGGTACACTGAAAAAGAGTTGGCAAGCAGAAAGAACAACCGTAAGCGGAAGTACGGTAAAAGGCGGAATATATACCGCACTTGAATATGCTCCTTATGTAGAGTTCGGACACCGTACAAGGCTCGGAAAGGGTACGTCCCCGAAGTACAAGCCTAAGAAAAACGGCAAAAAGTGGGTTGAGGGTAAAAAGTATCTTAACACCGTAGTACCGAAAGTCGATAAGGTAGCACCGAAAATACTTATGCAGAAAATGGAGGAAGTATTGAAATGACATCAAAAATAAAAAATGCAGTGACGAAAGCTATTCATAACCTGTTTGGCGATGATTATGCGGTATATACGGCATACACCGAACAAGGATTTTCAGAGCCTTGCTTTATCGTTGAAATGTTTCCGCTTAACGTACAGTCGACAAATTCATTTTTGGACGATGAAACGCAGACGGTAAGAATAAGATATGTTCCGAAAGATATAAGTCAAGATGAATTTATTGATGTGGCTGAAAAATTAAGAGATTTGTTTTTATACAATCCGCTTGTATTGTCCGATGGTATGCGTATAAGAAGTTTTAGTATAGATTTTTCTTTGGAAAACTACACACTTGTGACGGAGCTTGTATACAATTACACCATTAAGGTGAGAAACGAAAGTACATACGATAAGGCAGAAGATTTGATATTAGGAGGAGATTTATAATGGGTTTACCTGAAATAAATATAGTGTTTCAGTCCAAAGCTGAAACGGCAATTAAACGAAGTGCAAACGGCATTGTTGCACTGATTTTGCGTGACGCAACCAAAGGTGATATTACATCATATTCGTATACAAATGAGAGTGAAGTTGTAAAATCTCATTGGACAACCGCAAATTATGATTACATAAGCAAGACGTTCCTCGGCGGACCGCAAAGGGTTATTGTTGAGAGAATAGGTGCGGAAGATACCTATGACGACGCGCTTGCACGATTAAAAAATAAAAAGTGGAATTACCTTGCAATACCGTCGCTTGCCGATAACGAAAAAGATATTGCGGATTGGATTATTGCACAGAGAAGTGCGAAAAAGACATTTAAAGCCGTACTTCCGTATGTGGCGAATAATGAGGGTATTATAAACTTCGCAACCAATGATATAAAAGTCGGTACAAAGGTTTATACCACTGCCGAATACTGTTGCCGTATCGCAGGACTTTTGGCAGGATTGCCTATGACAGAGGGTGCAACGTATCAAACTCTTGCGGAGGTTGAAAGCATAACGGAAAGTACAACTCCGGATGATGATATTGACGGCGGTAAGTTTATACTTATTAATGACGGCGAAAAGGTTAAAGTCGGCAGAGGTGTCAATTCGCTTGTAACATTGTCGGGTGATAAGACGGAGGATATGAAAAAAATCAAGATTATAGACAGTCTTGACCTCATAAGAGATGATATAAAAGCATCGTTTGAGGAAAATTATATTAACGTTGTAAACAGTCACGAAAATAAAATGTTGTTTATCGGTGCGGTTAATCAGTATTTTAAGTCGTTGCAGTCACAGGGCGTATTGTATGACGGTGCCGATTGCAGAGCTTATATTGACGTTCAGTCGCAACGTGAATGGCTTGCTCAAAAATATGACGTGTCGGATTGGACAGACAGTGAAGTCGAAGTGGCAAATACGGGAAGTATCATATTTGCGGGTGCGGATATTACAATACAGGATTGTATTGAGGACTTGAGTTTTAAAATAGGATTGGAGTGATAAATAATGGCTGAAAGTATTAAACCGAGAGGAAATCAAATTTGTTCCGGTACATTCGGCAAACTTTGGATTGACGGAATGCTTGCCTTTGAAGTGTATAAGTTCGAGGCTAAGGAAAAGACAAACCGTGAAAGCGTAAGCTTTGCCGGAGATACAACCAACGATTCAAAATTAATGGGTGTTGATTATGAATTTTCATATACGGTGCGAAAAGTATATTCAAGAGGTAAGGCAATAGCCGACGGTCATAAAAAGGGACAGGACACAAGACATACTTTGGTGGCAAGACTTGAAGACCCCGATAATGGCGGTTATGAAACAATTCAGCTTGATAACTGTTGGTACAATGATGTGTCGCTTATGAATTTTGAAAACGGTAAGATGGTTGAGGATGAATTTGGCGGTGGTTTTACCGACTATGACCTTACAACTACAATGAATGCGTAATATAATAACGGAGGTAAATGATTATGGATAAGAATACAAAGATTACTCTTGCGGAACTTATTAAGCGTAAGGAGCAAGTGCTTGAGGCAAAGAAAAACGTAAAAAGAGCGAGAGTTTATGTAAAAAGCCTTGGTGGCGAGATTGTTATAAAAGCACCGACAAAGTCGCTTGCAACAGAATCGGCGGAAATGGAAAAGGACGGTGACGCTCACCTTGTTTATGAATGTGTTGCCGAACCGGATTTACATTCAAAAGAACTTCAGGAGGCATACGGCTGTACATATCCCGAAGAAATCGTAGAAAAGATTTTTGACGACGGCGAAATCTCACCGATTGCAATGGAGTGTATGAAACTTGCGGGATATATCGACAGTGTAAAACTTGTTGAAGAAGTAAAAAACTGATAGAGGCAGATGATGAACTCTATATGATACATCATTATCTGCAAAGAGGAATATTGCCCGAAAAGGTGCTTGCAAGACCGGAAATTGAAAAAATATTTTTCCTTGCAAGTGCCAAAAAGGCAAATGATGACGAGTACGCAAAGTGGAAGGCATTGGGAGGTGAATAGTTTTGCAGAATAAAAGTTCGATAGTTCTGAATATGAACCTTAATGCGAGTGGATTTGCCCGAGGGATAAAAAGTGTAATCGGCAGTGTCAAAAATATGAATGAGTCGATGAAAGACGCAACGAACAGCGCCTCAAAGATGTCTTCTGTAATGAAAGGTATAGGGAGCAGTGCCATAAAAGTCGGAAAAGGTTTAGCGGTGGCAGGAGCGGCCGCCGCGACTGCCGTTACTGCATTGGTTTCAAAGTCTGTCGGTGCATTTGCTGATTATGAACAACTTACGGGCGGTGTAGAAACGTTGTTCGGAGCAGGCGGAAGAAGTGTTGAGGAATATGCACAGAGTGTCGGTAAAAGTGTTTCTGATATTCAAGGAAAATATGACAGTTTGATGAGTGCGCAAAATGCTGTATTAGAAAATGCAAATAAGGCATATATGACCGCCGGAATGTCGGCGAATGAATATATGGATACCGTTACGGGATTTTCAGCGTCATTAATATCAAGCTTAGGCGGAGATACAAACAAGGCGGCGGATTACGCAAATTCGGCATTGGTTGATATGTCCGATAATGCAAATAAAATGGGTACGGATATGGAATCAATAAAAAATGCGTATCAAGGATTTGCAAAACAAAATTATACCATGCTTGATAACTTGAAGTTAGGTTACGGCGGTACACAAGAGGAAATGAAACGACTTCTCAGTGACGCAGAAAAGCTTACAGGACAGAAGTACGACATTTCATCATTTGCCGATATTACACAGGCTATTCACGCAATTCAAACTCAAATGGATATTACCGGCACAACCGCAAAAGAGGCAAGCACGACAATAAGCGGATCGTGGGGGTCACTGAAAGCGGCGTTTGAAAATACTCTTGTCGGTTTGACAACAGGCGGAGAAATGTTTGATCAGAGTTTGGATGCACTGGTTGATTCAGCTAAGACGTTCGGGCAGAATGTTATACCGGCAATAACGGGTGCGTTAAGTGGCGTAGGTTCGTTAATTGAGAGCTTAGCTCCTGTCATTGTAGCAGAACTTCCGTCAATGGTATCCGATATACTTCCACACCTTGTTTCAGCCGCAAAGAGTTTGGTTACCGGTTTAATCAGCCAATTACCTGCATTGGGAAGGGCTGTTTTAGATGCAATACCATCAATTTTTGATGGTATGACAGATGTAATCGGTGAAAGTTCTGTAGGAAAGCTAAAAGGGTCGTTTGAGGGACTGAAAAATACCATAACTGATACATTTTCAAACATTGGACCAATGCTTAAAGATTTCTGCGAGGGAGGTATATCAACATTCTGTGACGCATTATCTACGGCTATGGATTTAGCCAGCGGAGCTATATCGGTAATTGAGGCATTATCTCCGGTAATAGGAGCAGTTGCAGGGGCGATAATTACGTACAAAGGTGCAGTTATGTTGTGGAATGCAGCAGAAACGGCTAAAAATGTTGTTATGGGTATTTCAACAGCCGCACAATGGGCGTTAAATGTAGCAATGACAGCAAATCCGATTGGTATTGTCATTGTGGCTATCGGTGCATTGGTAGGGGCGTTTATTGTATTGTGGAATAAATCCGAAGGATTCCGAAATTTTTGGATCAACCTATGGGAAAAAGTTAAAGCGATTGTTACAAGTGCATGGGAAGGAATAAAAGCCGGATTTGAAAAGATAAAAAACGGAATATCAGCAGTCAAAGAAAAAGTGTCTACAATGTGGAACGGAGTCAAAGAAAAAACGTCAGAATTATGGGGCGGTGTAAAAAATGCTGTATCGGAAAAACTGAACAACATAAAAAGTGCCTATGACGCACACGGTGGAGGACTGAAAGGTGCTACATTTGCGGCAATAGAGGGTGTCAAGGAATACTACAGGACAGGCTATGACGCAATTAATCAATTAACAGGCGGTAAGCTTGGTGAGGTTGTCAATGCAGTCGGTGAGAAGATGGAAGTCATAAAAGGTAAATTCAGCGAAGCGTTTGGCAATGTGAAAAACACCGTAATGACTATTTTTGAAAACATTAAAAATGGTATTACTGAAAAAATCAGTGCGGCGGTGAACAAAGTCAAGGAGATATTCGGCAGTATTGCCGACAAGGTATCGGACGTTTGGGGTAAGATTAAAGGAATTATCAAAGCGCCTAAGATTGTACAAAAAGGTACGGTAAGTATAGCCGGTGTCAGTACACCGATTCCGAAACTTGGACTTGAATGGAATGCAAAAGGCGGTATTATGACACGACCGACCGCATTCGGATATGCAAACGGCAAGATTCAAATGGGTGGTGAAGCAGGGGCTGAGGCGATACTCCCGCTTAGGACGTTTTGGGACAATCTCAGCCGATACATAGCCGAGAGCAACAAAGGTGGCAACAGCATAACAAATGACATAAAGATAGTTATAAATGCCGACAACAGGACCGCAGATGAAATTGCCGATGATGTTATAAACGTAATAGTTCCCAAAATTCAAAAATGTATGGCGAATATGTAGGAGGTAAAAATGTTAGACTTTTATTTGAGCATAAACAACAGTGAAGAAGTTATACACATTCCTGTTACTCCGTCCGAATTTACCGTATCAAGTTCACAGGGAACGGAAACATTTGAAACGGCAAATTACGGTTGGATAAAAATTATCGGCAATACAGAGCTTAAGACCGTTTCTTGGAACAGTTTCTTTTCGATGAGAGATTATCCGTATTTGCGTGACAGAAGTATGAAAGGACAGGAATATGCGGACAAAATCGAAAACTGGCGTAAGCGTAAACTTCCGATACGGCTTGTCATTACGTCTTCGGGTATCTGCAATGTAGATATAAATATAGCGGCGGCAATAGATAAGTTTGATTACAGTGTCGGCACAGGCGGCGACTTAAATTATTCAATCGAACTCGGCGAGGTTAATCTTTTAAACGATGAACAGGAGGGACTGACAGTGGCACAGTATGATGAAATAATGGCAAGAATTGATAATATAGAAGAAAGGCTTAGCAGTGTTGAAAACACAATGATATATAACTATATGGACGATAATATGCCGTCTTGGGCTAAACCGACTATTCAAAAGCTGATGGACAGAGGTATTATAAGCGGTACAGACGATAATGAACTCGGTCTTACAATGGATATTATTCGTACACTTGTTATTATTGACAAAACAGACGGATTTGAAAATTATACGGTTGACATTATGCCGTCATGGGCAGAGGCGACTATTGAAAAGGCAAAAAGAAAAGGTTATCTAAACGGTGACGGCGAGGACGGATACGGTTTGACAAAGAGTATGATACGTTTACTTGTTATTATGGATAATGCCGGTTGTTTCGGAGATTAAAAAACTATTGCAATATTTTCCTTTTGTGATATAATAAAACAAAGGGGAGGTTATGGATATGAAGAAATATATAGCAGGTATTGCAACAGGTGTGATTTTATCATGCTCGGTAGCTTTGGCAGTAAATTATACTGCGACAGAGAATACGTTTCCTATTCAATTAAACGGCGAAAACGTTAATGTAGAGGGATATAATATTGACGGCAGTACATATTTTAAACTTCGTGATATAGCTGATACGGTAGGCGGTTTCAATGTTGATTTTAACAACAATACTATTCAGCTTTCAAAAGACGGATATGTATATGAAACAAAACCGAGTAAAAATGATTTTGTTTTAGACGATAATGCAAAATCGTTTCTTGCGGAGCAAGGTTATGTGATACCGTATTTTACTCAGAACGATTTAAAAAGTGAAGATTTTGTAAAGAGCTTTATCTTCTATTATTACACAGAGGGTTATGGCGCGGATATGTCCACTCAATATAAAAACGGATATTTTGAATGGTCTGAAAATTCCGTAAGAGATACTTATAAATCGCTTTTCGGAGTAGATATGCCTGAATATCATCCGACCGATAACAGCAGTGTTTTATATGAAAACGGTAATTATAAAATCAGTGTTTCAAATCGTGGAGATGGCAGATATGAATTTATAAGTGCCGAGAATGTCAATGACGGAATGAATGTAATGTTTAAAGAAACCGATTCAACAGGAACAGACTTCGGAACAGTTACATTCCACCTTGTTCCGGCAGATAACTCAAACGGATATATAATAACCCAAAAAACAAATTAATTTTAACTATGGCTTAAAAAGTACATCGGATACGGTGTACTTTTTTTGTACGCAAAAATGGAGGTATATATGGGTGTAATTGATAATGCAGTTCAATGGGCGACAGATATTGCAAATGACGACAGTCACGGTTACAGTCAATTGGTGAGATGGGGACCGCATTATGATTGTTCTTCTTTTGTTATAACGGCATATCAAAATGCGGGAGTGCCTGTTAAAGATAATGGTGCTACATATACGGGGGATATGTATAACGTTTTTATTTCGTGTGGATTTAAAGATGTAACGTCGTCCTGTAATCTGTCAAACGGAGCAGGTATGTTAAAAGGTGATGTACTTTTAAATAAAGCAGACCATACCGCTTTGGTACAGGCGGACGGCGGAACAACAGTTGAGGCAAGAGGAACATCATTCGGTATTGTTACCAACGTGCCTTACAGAAATTATCCGTGGGATTGTGTACTCAGATACACCAAAGACGGAGGCGGTTATATTGCAAACTGGGTTGAGAGAGAAATACCGAACATCGGAAAGTCGCTCGCAACTAAATCATATATGGCATACCAAACATATACGAACAGTCAAGCAAGCGGATATAAATACTTGTGGGGCAGTGACAGCAGTACGTCAAACGGCGGATTGCGAAAGTACAAAGATTTTATTTGTATGGCACTCGGTTCGTATTACGGACCGGACGGCACGTTTGTTAAGATTGAATTTGACGACGGTAAAGTGATATACGCAGTCAAAGGTGACGAAAAGAAAGACAGTGAAACCGATAGCCGACATATGTATCATACCGGCAGTGACGCAAATATGACGGAGTTTATTGTTGACGGAAATATTGTAACAAGCAATGAAAAATTTACATCTGCAT